GCCTTTTCCTCACAGTTCAACTTTTTTACTTTCTTTATTTACTAGCCACTTCCACGGTCCTTGGGTAAATTTTTCCATTTTATCCTCCAAAAAATTAACCTGACAAACAAATAATTGCATAAACCTATAGCCAAGTCAAACAAATATTAGCTAATAGCCTTTATTTCTCCAAAGGGCTACAATATGCACAACACAAACTAACAGGAATGACAATGAAACTTGAAGATTTATGCGCTAAAGAAGTGGCGCAAGATGAGCGCACGTTTGAAGTTTTGCGCAGTGACATGACTTTATCAGGTGGGCACATCACACTAATCGACCCGTTCGGCGAGAAGTCATCTAAGGCATCATATCTTTTCAATAGCGCAATTAAGCGCAGACTGGAAAAGTACGAAGTCGATAATGTTGAACTGCGTAACTATTGCAGAGAGATTGGAGATTACTCGCACTACAACATTGAATTTTCTAGCTCATGCAAAGACCTGCGCGACGCCTTTTGCCATGAAATTGTTGAAGGGTGGGACTTTGACGATGAGTTTACAAGCGAGAGATTGCAAGCCGCGCTTAACGCATTCCGAGCCCCGCAGTTCATTAGCTTGCAAGAACAGATTATCAGCCGATTCAATAAGCTTGCAGAAGAACACGCAAAAAAGTAAATGCCCTGCTTGATTATTGCCGATGGGAGTTTGGCGCTAAGCAAGATATCGACAAGTTTGACGCAATCGGTGATGCTCATCAACAAGCTTTAGCTTCGATGGGTATCATTGATAAAATCGAGAAGCGCGAGCGTGATAAGCCAGATTTGCCAAGTGAAATGCTTGATGTTTACTTGCATTACAAGCGCGCGAGATTCGGTAGGGCAGTTGGTGAAGATTCGATAATGCTAGTGCCTCGTAACGCTTTAAATTATGCGGAACTAGAAAGCTACAACAGGCAGCAGCTTAAACCATTGCGGCCACCCGAGATTGAGATAATCATGGATATTGACGCAATATTTGAATGCCGCGAGGCTAAGGTTTAACGATGGCCGATTCAGCATCACTTGTAGTTAGAGTTACGCAAAAAGGCGCTAAGCAGACTGAAAGCGATTTAAATAAACTATCTGATTCAGCAAAAATGGCAGCGGCATCAGTTATCATTTTGGCTACCGCTGGCGCAGCACTAAACAAGCTAGTCGCTGTATCAAGAAGCACTGACATTCTTAACGCAAGCCTTTTGACAATGACTGGTAGCTCTGCAAAGGCTGCGTTGGCATTTAAAGAGATTGAAAAGTTTGCCAGAGATACCCCTTACGCTTTAGATCAATCAGTAACTGCATTCACAAAACTTGTAAGTCTAGGCCTTACTCCGTCTCAAAAAGCCCTGCAAAGCTACGGTAACACCGCTGCGGCAATGGGGAAAGACCTTAATCAAATGATCGAGGCTGTGGCAGATGCTGCAACTTTGGAGTTTGAACGCCTAAAAGAGTTTGGCATTAAATCAAAGCAGGAGGGTGACAAAGTTTCATTTACCTTCCAAGGTGTAACAACTACGGTAGGAAAGAGCGCGGCAGAGATTGAAGGTTACTTGATGGCTCTTGGTGAAAACCAATTTGCTGGCGCTATGGCCAACAGGATGGCAACACTAGACGGTGCACTGTCAAACTTAGAAGATAGTTGGGACGGATTATTTAGGGCAGTATCAAGCCAAGGGGCTGGCGGAGTAATAGAAGATCAAGTTAGGTCTGCAACTGCCGCGCTAGATGAACTTAATGCAATGATTAGCTCTGGTCAGGCGCTAGCATCGATCAATGCTTGGGGTGGGCAGTGGGATTCTACAACTGAGGATGTTAAAACGGCAATAAACAGTGCAAGCCTGTTCATAAAAGAAACTTTGCTAGGATTCGGAATAAGCGCAGAAGAATCATCAAATTTAATGTCGGACGCTTTTTGGCATTTCCCGACAAATATACGCGCACTAACTCAAGTCGTCACTGTTGAAATGGCTGGATTTATTGACAAAACAAAGATATGGAGCGAGGCTCTTAATCCTGAAAACTGGCTATTAACTATTGATGAGTTTAGCGCCAAGTACGCAGACCAATTCAATCAGATTGATCAAAATGTTTTAGCTACAAATAGCGTTTATCTTGCAGAGAGAGATAAGCGAATAACAAAAACAAAAGAAGAACTTGAGGCGGCAAAGGCGCTAAGAATAGCCTATGATGAGGCGCAAAAGCAGCCATCTACAGACTTAGGGCAATTTAAAGTAAGTGCGCCATCAACACCTTCAGCAGCTCCAGTATCAAAAGAAGAAACTAGAGCTGCTGAAAAGTTAGCTGAACAAAAAAAGCAAGCAGAGGCATACCTTGAGCAACTAAGGCAATCAAACCTTAGCGAGATGCAACTGATCGACGTTCAGGAGCAAGAAAAACAAACAAAGGTCAAAGAGTCTTACGATCTTAAACTAATCAGTGAGCAGCAATACCAAGACTCGCTAACTGAGATTCAGACTAATGCAGTGCTATCTCGCGCAAGTTTAGAAACTCAGATACTTGATGAGCAATCAAAAGCCAAGGAAGAAATTAGGAAGGGTGAACTAGCTAGAGTTAAAGAAGAATCCCGCATTCGTGAAAAGCAAATTGACGATGGCATAGATGCTCAGCGCAACATGACCGCCAATCTAAAATCAGCATTAGGTGAACAGTCATCACTTTACAAAGCATCAGCTATCGTAACGGCAACTATTGATACCTATAAGGCGGCAACTGGTGCTTATGCTGCCATGGCATCAATCCCATATGTTGGCCCCGTACTTGGCGGTATAGCTGCTGGTGCTGCCGTGGTTGCTGGCTTGGCCAACGTGGCCGCAATCCGTGGCGCTCGCGAGCAGGGCGGCTCCATGGTAGGTGGTGGAGCGTATCAAATGGCTGAACGTGGCAAAGCAGAAGTTATTATGCCTGCTGGCGCGTCACGCGCTCGCACTGCTGCACAAATGCGCGATATAATGGGGCAGAATGGCGGCGGAGCTTCCAATATTACTATCGTCAATAACACAACTGGACGAGTTGACAACGTGCAAACTGAACAGCGCGACGATGGAATGCTGATGATCACTATTGAGGAAAACATTATTAACCAGATGCTGGATCCTGATTCAAGAATGTCCAAGGCTCGCAGGTCAACAGCTAACCAAGCGGGGTTTTAAATGAGCAACCATGTATTTCCTAAATCATTAAAGCCTATCGTTAACAGTGGCTATGGGCAAACTCGCGGATCAAACATTTGGCGCTCACCAGTTCAAGGAGGGTTGCCGCGGCAGGGTCGAGACACATATTATGACCCAACACCGATAAGCATTGCTTTAGTTGTTAGCAAGCTTGGCCGTCAAGCATTCTGGTCTTTCATTGCAAAAATCGACGGTGGGGCATCATCTTTCATGATGGAGCTAGACACTGGCAACGGGCTTGAAATGCACAATGTCCAGATTACCAGCGATATAAGAGACACGACTCAAACGGATGTGTTCTACAATATTCAGTTTGCGGCAACGGCTGAAAGGACAAGTATTCAAGATCAAACCGAGTTCAGCGACACGCTAGTAGATTTGTTTGGAGAGTACGGCGACGGATTGCCAGCATTCCTAAACTATTACGAGATTTACTGCACGACACCAAACTTTATCAATAACCTACCAGAGCCAAGCTAATGAGTCAGCAATCAGTAGAAGAAGCGTACAGGAAAGTATTAGCGTCAAATCCTGACGGCGAAATAACGCTGCAAACAATAGAGCTTTATCATCCACTAATGTCGAAGTGGTATCGATTTGTCATCGACACTGTGCCACTTACAGCTTATTTGGAAACTGGTGAGTTAGTGACATTTGAGCCAGTTAACGCAGACGCTAAAGGGGCATCAAACAACGCAGACATGAATCAATCGGCTACTTTCACAATATCCGACCCTGAAAACCTTCTTGACGATGAACTAGACAGAATACCACTAAATAACGAAACCGATCCAGAGCTGACTTTTAGGTCTTACTTGCTTTCTGATTTATCATACCCAGCAGACGGGCCGGTTGTTTACGAAGCGCAAGACATTAATCAAGGGAAGGGCACTTTCACGGCTTCGGTATCTGCGCCAAAACTAAATAGGAAAGGTACAGGGCTATTAGTAACCCCTACATTGTGCCCATTGATAAGAGGGTTTATGACGTGAATGAATTATCTAAATACACAGGATTGCCTTACGACTTTAATTTGTATAATTGTTGGGATCATGTAAGACGAGTTAGGTCTGATTATAATTTGACAACTCCTGATTTTGATTGCTCATCACCAGATTATGCTGATGAAACTTTTGTATCTGCTCACGTAAACAGCAAAGGACTTACTCAGGTATCTGATCCTGAAAAACTTTGCGCTGTATTAATGATGAGCTTGATAAGAGGGAAAGAGGTATGGCACTCAGGGGTTTTCATGAGTGGCAT